TATCGGCCTTGGCGCGAATATCGGCTCCGACGCGAATATCGGACGCCGCGCGTATATCGGCCCCGGCGCGTATATCGGCGACGGCGCGAAGATCGAAAAGGGCGACTGGTTTATGTCCATCGGGCCCATTGGTTCTGAGGGCAGGCACACCACCATTGTTCATAAGTGTGGCGTCGGATTACGTTTCTGGACCGGCTGTTTCCAAGACAAGACCGTCGCCGAGTTCCGCGCTGCCATAGCCGAAACCCACGGCGATAACCAACACGCCAAGGCGTATCTGTGGATGCTTGATGCTGTCGAGCGTCACCCCGAAGTATTGAAGCGGGAGGCTGGCGATGACTGATATCAAGCAGGAATGGATTGGCAGTGCCGAAACAGCAATCGTGGCGTACATGGAGAAAACCTATCACGCCCGACAAAATCCAACTAACTCAAGCATTGCGAAGGCCGCTGTCAGAGCCGTCGCCCCGCTGATCCGCGCCGATGCGCTGCGGGAAGCGGCGGCTCAAGCCTCGCGCGAAAAAGTGCTTGTAACGTCGGCGGAAGCGATGGCAGGGAAATGCGAAGAAATGATCGAGTTGGAAATGAACATCGCCACCATGGCCTCTAGTTTGGTATCTGGATTGATTTCTGATGACATCCTCGCCCTAATCGACGCGCCCAAGATGCCGTGACTTGTTTGCGTTTTCCGCAAAGAAGTCCGTTGTCGCTCACGAAAGGAGGACGCAGCATGAATAGCTGGATTATTATTAACGCCGAAACCGGCGAAGCCTTGATGGAGACCTGGGACAACGCGTTAATCCATAAGCTGCCGATTGAGTTTCAAGCCGTCCCAGCGCGCAAATATCTGGAAGACCTTAACGCTAAAATCAAACGGGAGAACCAAGAGTGATTAACCTTCAAAACACCGGCCAAGCCACGGCAGACGCGATTAAGCTGCTAGTCTATGGGGCCGCAGGAGTAGGCAAAACAAGCCTGATTCCAACCATGCCAGCGCCGGTTATATTAAGCGCCGAGGCTGGGTTGTTGAGCATTGCTAACGCTGATCTGCCCTTCCTTGCAATTAAGTCGATGGACGATCTGCGCGAGGCATATACATGGCTCACAACAAGCGACGATGCAAAGGGATTTAAATCTATTGCCTTGGACAGCATCAGTGAGATCGCTGAAGTCTGTTTAGACGCTGAGAAGAAATCAGCCAAAGACCCGCGCCAAGCCTATGGTGAGATGGCAACCACGATGGCCCAGGTCATTCGGTTGTTCCGAGACATTCCTAACCGGCATGTCCTGTTCACTGCAAAGCTGGACAAGAGCCAAGATGAGACGGGTCGGATGTTATATGCGCCGAGTATGCCAGGGAATAAGACAGGGCAGGCGTTGCCGTATTATTTTGACATCGTAGCAGCACTCCGCGTCGAGAAAGACGCCGAGGGCAATGCTCAACGTGCGCTCATGTGCGACACCGATGGGCTTTGGCAAGCCAAGGATCGCTCCGGGAAACTTGACGCTTGGGAAGCGCCGGACATCGGTGAAATTATTGCCAAGATCGGAGGCACAAAATGAACCTCGATTTAGACACCGCCGCTGCTGAATGGATTGAGGCCAAGGCGGCAGAGCGTAAAGCCGTTGAGCGGCGCAGGCTGCTGGAAGACCACATCGCAAGCCTGCTCGGCGTCCCAGAGAGCCTTGAAGGGACAGAGACGACAGTCACCGACGGTGGCCATAAGATCAAACTCGTTGGTCGCATGAGCCGCAAGGTTGACCGGCGCACGGCAGAAGACATCGCTGAACAATATGGTCTTGAGGCTCAGTTAGACCAACTGTTTCGCTGGAAGCCTGAGATCAATGCTTCCGGTTGGAAAGCGGCCCCAGACAATGTGACTAAACCCTTCCTGAAATCAATCACCACGACGCCATCCCGCGTCAGCTTTACCATAGAAAAGGAATAGAACCATGGTAGCACTACAGAAAGCATTCCGCGCCGCAGAGGTTGCCCAGCGGCCGTTAGACGAGCCACGGACCTGGGAGCCGTTGCCTGACGGCTGGTACGAGGCCATGATCGTCAATGCCGACGTGAAAGATACGAAGGCGGGCACCGGGCAGTATATCGCCATCCGGTTCGACATTACCGGCCCGACCCATGAAGGCCGGGTGGTGTTCACCAACATCAACATTTCCAACCCTAATCCCAAAGCGGTCGAGATCGGGCATCAGCAGCTCGGCAAGATCACAGAGATCGTTGGTATCGCTGAACTGGCGGACACCGACCAACTCATCGGGTCAACGCTGGGGATAAAACTAGCAACCCAGAGATCAGAACAATATGGCGATCGGAATGAGGTCAAGGGATACCGGGCAAGCGGGTCGAAGCCAGCGATGGTGAAGGCAGGCGCTGCCGTCCCACCCTGGGCCGCTAAACCGGCAGAGGGTTTAGACGACGATATTCCGTTCTAAATAATCTGCCCAGAATTTGCCCGGAATTTGCCCAAGCATTTTCCGGGCAATTTATATGCTCAGGGAGAGAGCCATGACTAAAATACCAAAGCGGATTGATCTTGTCGCGGAGGCCATAGACAAGCACCACAAAGACATCCAGGACGCACCGCGCCCGCATATGGGAGCCTCTGGGCTGGGTCATCATTGCGATCGCTGGATCTGGTTGTCCTTCCGCTGGGCGGTGCGTGAGGAGTTCCCAGGCCGGATTAAACGGCTGTTCCGGCGCGGTCATAATGAGGAGGCGACGATACAGGCTGATCTGGAAGCGATCCGGATCAAGTTTCAAGACACCGGGACGGACCAACAGTTTGTTGACCTGGGCGGACACCTGGGCGGATCGACAGATGGGATAGCAGTCAGCGGGATTCCCGGCGGTGGGATGCAGAAGCACGTTGTGGAATACAAAACCCACGCGCTGAAATCGTTTAATGATCTTGATGCCAAGGGCGTCGAGAAATCTAAGCCAGCCCACTATGCCCAGATGCAGCTTTATATGCACGGGCTGGGCATCAAGCGGGCGCTCTATGTGGCCGTCTGTAAGAATGATGACAGATTATACACTGAGCGGATCAAGTATGACCCTGACACGGCTCAGAGCCTCCTAGACCGTGGCCAGAGGCTATCAACTGCCGAGCGTATGCCAGACCCTATCTCGACCGATGAGTCTTGGTATCAATGCAAGCTGTGCCCGGCGCACGATTTCTGTCACGGATCAAAGCTGACCAAGCAAGTTAACTGCCGCACTTGCGCCCGATCCACACCGATGCCGGACGGCAAGTGGACCTGCGCGCGGTGGGATGCAGACGATGTAGCACCAGAGCATCAGGCGACCGGCTGCGAGGCCCATGTGCTTCACCCTGACCTTGTGCCATGGCCCATCAAAGACTCAAATCACCCCGATGAGGCTGTGTACGAGATCAATGGAGCCGATGTCCGCAATGGCGAACCAGACGCCTTCACATTTAGTTCAGCCGAACTGATAGCGTCCAACGGCGATGTGGTCCATGATATCGTGATTGAAGCCAGGAAAGCGTTTCCAGGCAGCAGGATTACGGGAGTGATTGAGACCGATGAGGACAGAGCATCAGGAGCAGGTTGATTTCGTAAAATGGTTCCGGGTTGCCTATCCCGATGTGCTGATTTTTGCGATCCCGAATGGTGGCTATCGCTCCCGCGTCACAGCCAGCCGGTTGAAAGCCGAAGGCGTCGTGAAGGGCATTCCAGACCTATATATCCCAGCTTGGAACCTGTGGGTCGAGATGAAACGGACCAAGGGTGGCTCGGTCTCCGCAGACCAGAAGTCGATGATGGAATACTTGACCAAATACTGCCGACATCAGACCATCGTGGCGAAGGGTTCTGACCACGCGAAAGAACAGATCGACCACTTTGTGCAGCGGTTAGAAAAGTGGTAAAGGTCACGCTAAGAGCGTGTTTCATCCTTTCCACGCTCCGGTCGCGCCAGCCTGGGTAGGAATCTCCCGCCGCCCCAGGCTGGCCGCTGATCTGACCCCCTGAAATTATTTTGACGGCACATCCATTTTTATATGGACAGCATAACAGTTAATCTATATCAACATAGGTGTTAGAAACCTGCTTCGGGAGAAAGCAAAATGAACATCAGCATTCACGATGTCACCGACATCACCATCGAAAATGTCGGAAAGGCCAAGAACGGCACCACTTGGAGGTCCATCAAGATCAAGGGGAGGGGCGGCATCCATGAAGTCACCTTGTTCGCCGCTATGGATGATCCCGAAAACCTTGAAATCACACTGGGAGAGCAACAATGAGCCAGTGTCCTGAATGCCTCGGCGAAGGCCGGGTCGTGACTGAGACCGGCGTGGCTGACTGGAGTCACGGTGGATACATCCGAGAGAGCCTGACCGATTGTCCCGATTGTTCCGGGTCCGGCGAAGTGGAGAACGATGATGATTGAGACAATTTTCTTCTGTCTGGCAACCGCAGTTTACTTTGAAGCCCGTGGCGAAGACCCAGCCGGGCAGCGGCAGGTGGTTCATGTGATTGAAAATCGGGTGGATCATGGTGCATGGCCGAACGATGCCTGCGCCGTGGTTAAGTATCCAGCCGCATTCAGCTTCTATTCGGACGGGTTGCCTGAGACCATCACCGACAAAGCGGCCTGGGAGACCGCCCAGAAGGCCGTGCGCGATGCGTGGGCCAACCCTTGGGAAAACATGGGCGCGACGCACTACCACGCCTCCTACGTCTCCCCAGGCTGGGCCAAGCGGATGCGCCGCATTGACCAGATTGGGAACCACATTTTCTATTCGGAGGACAGGCGATGAGCATCACAGCCAAAGCATCA